ATAATTTTTTCTTGTCCACCAGAACAAGCCTTAACAACCTTTTTCTTTTTTGGATTAGGGCTTTTTCGTGGAGAGTTACACTTCATTTTGGATTTGTCGATTCTCGCTGCCATGCAAATATTTATATGCCACAAAGATAGTTAAAAAAATAAACTTGTATATTTGTTAACCACATACAGCATAACATATGTACAAGCGATTTTACGCAATAAAAAAACCACCGAAAACCCCAACATATCAGTATCGACCCAGACAACACAACTTCCTTAAGTATTGGAGGGTTGTCAAGTATTATATGAAAAGCAAATACGAATTGACAGATGCTGAGCTCGACATGATTTTGTTCTTATACGATGAAACCGTATTCACTAAAGACACGTTCAATCATTTTGCCAGAACAATGAGCTGGGATAAGAATAGATTCGCATCTATGGTTCAGCAAGGGTATATAAAAAAATGGAGGGATCGTAAAGAAACTCAAAGGTCAAACCTATGGGAGTTGACTATAAAGTCAAAAAGAATATGTAACCACCTGTATAAGAAGCTTATGCAAGAAGAAATCATTTCCGAAGACCCCTACAGAAATGAAATATTCAAAGGGAAATCTCACATGGATAAGGTATACAAAAAGATAATAAAGAAGATGAACTCTAAAACCCAATCTCATAACGATGAATAGCTTCTTTTATTATTGTGTAGTCTCTGATATTAGTTAAACTCTTGAGTTCCTGCATTTTAACTTCATTACCAGAATCAGACAAGACATCTATCCACTCTATAGCACTCGATATAGCCTTTTCTCTTTTGACTCTTTTGTTTTCTGTCTGTATTTTTGATTTAATTTGATCTGTCATTAGCCTATTTATTGTTCTTCTGCTGCAAGTTAAATGCGAAGCAATCATCTCTTGGTTTATAACTAACTGACTATGAGACATTTGGTCTATTGCACGCAATATATCCATCTCAGTATAGTTAATTCCTCTCTTCGATAGTCTTGCTGTAATCGACATTTTCTCTTCGAAAGAAATAATAATCTCTGGATTGAAGACTACTCTTCTCATTCTTCGGCAGTATGGATCTTTCCTAACCTTATATACCTCCTCTGTCATTTGATCGACACGAGCCGTAGAATACGTTCTTATAGTTTTTCCACTCTCTCTATTACCTATCCACCTAAAGATGCCTTGAAAGATCTTAAAATCAATATCAGGGTTGAGATAGAACAGTATTTCTGCATAGTACTTGAGCTGTTCGAATGATATAACCCTATGATCTATAGTCTCTAAGTCGAAGTGATCCACAGGATTGTCGTACCAGACAAAGTCACAACCACGAAAGTCATGACTCGTCTTTAGTACTATACTATCATTTTCAAGCTCAAACACTCTCAAAGCACAGCTACGATTTGTCTATCGGGTACAACTGTGAGTTTTTCTCCATCAATGCGTATGTCGGATCCAGCAGCAGAGTCATAGTAAACTTTATCTCCAGGCTGTAAACCCTTTACATCGTCTCCTGCTGAAACAACTTCAGCAAGCTTGTACCGAATATCCTTATCGGTGTACTGTGTCATTATAAGACCACTCTTGTTTTTAACTTCCTCCTCTTGCTTTCTGAGAACGATATATGATCCTATTGCTTTCATGCTCGTTTATTTGATATTACACAGTTTGTTGTCAAGATTGTTATAGATACAGATATGGCGTTCTGTAGGGCATTCTTTGTGACCTTGAACGGATCAATGATTCCCATTGTAAACATATTACCAAATCTTTTCTTTTTTACATCGTATCCGTAGTTGCGTCTTCTAACGCTATCTATTCTTTCCACAAACTCGTCATAACTCATAGAGGCATTTGCAAGTATTTGTTTGATAGGGGAGGTTAATGCCGCTGATAGGATAGCACACGCTTCTTTCATTTCATTATCCTTTTCTTTGAAGTATCTCGTCTGCATATCCATAGCTGCGTTGTACAGGGATACTCCTCCACCAGCTACAATTCCTTCTTCTAATGCTGCACGAGTTGCAAATATGGCATCCTCTACACGGTCCTTCTTCTCTTTCATTTCAACTTCAGTGAGTGCTCCTACATGAATAGCGGCAATCCCCCCTGATAGACGTGATAGTCTATCTTTATAATGCCAAGTGTTAGATACGTCTTCTTTCTTTTTCAATATCCCCCTAACCATCTCGGCACGTTCTTTAACAGCGTCAGCTGTTTTTTCATATTTTAAACTAATAATAGTCTCCTTATCTGTAGACACAGCCTTTTTAGCTTCCCCAAGAAAACTTTCGTCTATTGCTGTAAAGTCATTCCCTGTTTCATCAGATACCAGGACAGCTCCTGTCATGATAGCCAGGTCCTCTAAAAGCTCAAATCGATTTAGCCCAACCCCCTCTGGGGCTACCACATTAACGCTTACAACACCTCTTGCTTTGTTCACATTGAGCAAGTTCATTACAGCGGTCTCCATATCTGATATAATTAGCATAGGACGCTTAGACTGCATAGCCACTCTTAGGCAAGGCTCTATGTCCTCCACAACGGTAATCTTCTTGTCGGAGATCAATACAAGTGGATTCTCAAGTACAGCTTGATTCTTTTCCTTGTCCGTGATCATGTATGGACTGTCAAACCCTCTTTTGATTCTTGTTCCCTCTACAATCTCTGTATAGGTATCCTTTGTCATAGACTCCTCTATAGTCACAGCACCATCAACTCCAACCTTTAGGTATGCATCTGCTATAATATTTCCAAGCTCTGAATCGTTGTTTGCTGATATTGTAGCTACACTCTTAAGGTTTTCTTCAGTAACCTCCTTAGACCTCTTCTTTATTCCTTCTATAACATCATGGGACAGCGTCTCTAAGGCATTCCTAAGCTTGGTGACGTTGAGGTTCTTGTTTTCTATCTTTTCGAATGCTCTGTTTATGAGTTCTTGTGTGATAACGATAGAAGTTGTAGTTCCATCCCCTGCTTCGTCAGCAGTTTTTATAGATGCCTGCTTTACAACTGTAGCTCCAAGATGTTCCACTGGATCTGATAGGTTGATGCTCTTAGCAACTGTAACCCCATCCTTAGTTACATGCGGTCTGCCTATCTCATCCTCTAAAATAACTGTATTTCCTGCCGCTCCTAAAGTTTGTTTGACGGCATTTGCAAGATTATTGACTCCATTTGTCAACTTATACCTCGCATCTTCATTAAAATCGATGTCTTTTTCAATCATTTGTAAAATAAATTAAATTTATAATACAAATATAACACAATTTTGTAACTAAAGATCTAAGTTTTGTATTTTCTCTCCATTATTTCTCCATCTGTATGCCACAGAAAGGAACAAAAGATACAGATTGAACTCATTGAACTGCAATGTATCGTTCTCTTCGAAGTACTCGAACCCTAACATCATGGCATTAGGGAATGTGAATGCTATAATAAACATGATCCAAAGGTAAAAAAGAAAAAGGGAGGCTCAACCTACTGAAACCTCCCTCAATCAAACTATGAAACAAATAAAATCTTTAAGATTAATCAAATATAATACAATATTCTTTACAAAACAAAACATAACATAACATTTGTACATACAACAGTTGGCATGATTTTGTGCCAAATAAAGTAACACATATAGTATACATATTAAATGTCACAAAAGTATGCCATTTACTTGCAAAAGACAAGGAAGAGTATAGGAGAGGATATATAGAGGTTATGAGATGTATAGAGGTTGTGGGTTATATATACAATATACACTCCACGTCTTCCACAGAAAACCGTTTCTCTCAACCCACCCCCATTCCTTTTTTTGTCAACGTCAACAAACTTTTTAGGTTTTGCTTTATGTCTGTCCGTGTGGTAGCTACTATCTAGCTTTAATTTATTGGAGCGGTTAAAGTTTTACGTTTTGCATTGCATGGGCTGAGCAATGGAATAACCACCAACGCATTTAGCAAATCCCCCACACAAACCCCCACCAAATACAATCCTTTCCAGCCTGGTTAATCCCTTGTAAATCATAGGAATTGCCTAAAATTTGCTTTGTGTCCATTCGTGCAAACCATCTCGCAACCCCAGTAAAATGGTTTCAAATGTTAAAGTTTTGTTAAAATTTTGGATGGTATTACTTTCCCGCCTTATGTTTGCCATGTAATCAAAAACAAAATAACATGAAAACTATTACACATCATTCCCAAGAGTTACACACAGAACGAATGAACCGAGCCCAAGAAGTCGGTAGTATTATCGCACAAGTAGAAATTTTAGCTATTCAAGTGAAATGCGGTTCTGTTACCCAAAACAATATTATTGGCAAACTTGAAAAAATTTCTGATAGATTAAACAGATTAGAATTATAATCAAAAATTATCGGGAGGGGTCTCGGCTCCTCCCTTTCTTAATGAAATGTTAAATTTCTATGATATCAAAAAACAACTAAATACATTTATCAAATATTAATTAAAATCAAACACAATTAAATTTTATTATTATGAAAACAGAATTTGAAGTAAGAGAAGCAGTCATCAACAATCTAATAGGATACATTGAAGACGTCATTTTGTACGACAATGAAAACGGAAAAGATGAAGAGGACATCTACACAGAATTAGAGGAAAACCTCATGCAAATTTTAGACGATATGCTAATATATTATAGCACTCAATTTGACGTGATAAATGCCCTCAGAACATTCACAGAATTTGAAGAAAATGAATTAGGTCTTGAGATTAATTCAATCTATCAACTCGCTTTTGCAATGCTTTATGATTTTGCAACCGACAGAGAATTGGTAGGTCATGCCGTAGACAGATACAACGAAAAAACAGAAGTAGCATAAACATATAAACCAACGGAGGGGAGGAAACTCCCTCCACAAATCAAACACAATGAAAACAAAGACAATAGACATTCGATCCAAAGAATGGTTTGACAAGGTAAACGGAAACAGTTATTTTGCGGGAACGATAACCCTAAACAAAGGAACAGAAACAGAGGAAGTATTTTTGATGCCGTTTCAGTATGGGTATGGCTCACAATACGAGCAAGAAGCAAAAGCAATACTAACCCAATTTAACAAGATTTCAACAGACTTTGAGAGCCTTTCGAGATACTGCCAAAGGGTAGGGGTACAATTAAACTCAAAGATTGAAAGAGGATGCCTAAAAAGAGATTTAAAGGCTATTGAAAACAGATACAACGAACAACTTGAAACAATTTAAAACAAATAACGAGGGGGTGAGATTCCCCCTCACAAATCCAAACACAATGAAAGTAAAAGAAGTGAAACTAATTGACACAGTAGATGATGGATTTAATTACTTCAATTACAGATTAGAAGAACTTAAAACTGATGACAAATATTACATAAACTCTTTTATGGACTACATACAATGTTTAGAAATAAAAATAAATAAATTATCAAAAAAATTAAAAACTAAATAAAATGAGAACAATAGAATTACAAGCGTACAAGTTTGACGAATTAGATGAACAAACAAAATTGCAAGTTATCGAGGATAATATTCATATCAATGTAGAATTTGATTGGTGGGATTGCACATACGAAACATTGCGAGAATGTGGGATAAAAGTTAACTCCTTTGACATAGGAAGAAGACAAGAATGTGAGATTGAATTTTTAGAGGGAGGATATGAAATAGCAACAAACATTGTAGGCACATTTGGTCAAGCAATGGAAATTGTGAAAGATGCTAAAGACTTTATAGAGAAATGGGATGCCCTTGTAAAGCATCATGGGGAGGGAAATGATACAGATGGCTATTCAGTCAAGATGGAATTATACGATGAATTTGATGAGGATGTAGAGGGTATTACAATCGATTTAAAGAAGAATTTGGAGTACGAGATACTAAGATGGCTGAGGGATGAGTACGAATACCTTACAAGCGAAGAAGCAATCATTGAAACGATTGAAGCAAACGAATATGAATTTACAGAAGAAGGAAAATTAATTTAAAATCAAACGGAATGGAAGAATATAAAAGACTTTACAGAAAATTTAACAACAAAACGATAACAAAAAAAGAACAAGAAAGACTATTCATTCTTGCCTTTGGAAAAACATTTATTAACGATAAAAACCCTAACAAAAAATGGAAAGCTTAAAACAATTTGTCTTACAAGAAATGGAACGAATACACCTACCCGATTATTGGGGTAGTAAGGAACAGATTCAAAACGAGAATACAATAGCATCACTTACAAGTGTGAAATACGAAGATGGAATGTCTATTGAAGATTGGCTATACGAAGTATACCATAACGAACAAGGAGCAAAACAAGAATATAAATAATATGGAAAATTTTGATATCGACAGATACGTAGATTGGGATTTAATCTGTGAGGATTATAACCTAAAAAGCGGAGACATAACACCATATCAATTGGCAATTATTGAATATAAAATAAAAGAATTTATAAAACAAAATAAGTAATTATGAAAGTATTAGTAGCTTGTGAAGAAAGCCAAGCGATAACAAAAGAATTTAGAAAACTTAGACACGAAGCCTATTCTTGCGACTTGATCCCTTGTAGTGGTGGTCATCCCGAATGGCACATACAAGGAGATGCATTGAAGGAAGCATATAGTGGAAAATACGATTTAATGATTGCTCATCCTCCATGCACATTCTTAGCAGTCAGCGGTAACAGATGGCTATACAACAAGGATGGCTCAAAGAATCAAGAGCGATGGGAGAACAGAGATAAAGCGTTATTATTTGTCAAGCAACTGATGGATGCCCCAATAAAACATATAGCTATTGAAAATCCAATAAGCGTTATATCATCACAAATAAGGAAGCCTAATCAAATTGTTCAGCCCTACATGTTTGGAGATAAAGCATCAAAGCAAACGTGTCTTTGGACAAAGAACCTTCCTCTTCTCAAGCCAACAGATGTTGTTGATAAAGGCGACTTCTTCGAATGGACAGATAAGAATGGAAAAAAGAAAAGACAAGCACAATGGTATATGGATGCATTAGCAAAAGCTAAGACCCCAGAAGAAAGGAGAACATTGAGAAGTAAGACATTTCCAGGAATGGCAAGGGCAATTGCAACTCAGTATTCAGAGTATATTATTAATCTAAAACCAACAATAAAATGACAAAACAAGAATTAAAAAAGTATTGTATAGATGAATTAATCGAATTAAATCAAACATTATGAGAATAACACAAACAGAAGCAGAGAAATATGCTGATTGGATACTGACTGAATGTTCAGACCCAATAGATGAGATAACTTGGCTTGTCAACACAATACAAGAAAGCGACAACGACCATGTGATACAACAAGTATTTGAAGATATGAGAAAATATAACAAACTATAAAAACAAACATTATGAGATATCCACCTTATGACACAGACCCATTCGAGGACGTATTTGACAATGCAGTATCAGATACAGCACACGAAATAATCAGAGATCTATCCGAAATGATAGAAGAGAAAGTAAGAGAACACGTTGAGGAGTACTTCGACATTCCTCCACAATGGTACGATGCAATAATCGACCAAAAGTATGACTTCATCGAAGAAATAATTAAGGAAGTAATGAGTAAAATTAAAATCAAATGAAAATGGAGATAACAAATAATAAAATAGATGCTAAAAAATGGGATGAAATTAATTCGATGTTAATAGAAATATTTCACAGAATAGGAATAGATGTGCCAAGCAATTTTGAAAACATAGTAGAGTTTGTTTATTGGGATGTTTATTATACTGCGGACTGGGATAATTGGCACGATGGAGATGTGGCTATTGGATTTAGAAGATGGATAGAAAAACAATCAACACTAAACAATTAAAATCAAATAAATATGAAAAACTATACGTACTACCCAAACGTAACGGAACAAGAGGAGTTTGTTCTGTACAACAAAAAGGAGGATAAGATTCTCCAAGAGCATTTTAACAGACCCCCAAGAATTTATGGGGTTAGTGCTGAGGCAAGGAAAGAAACAAGGTTACACAAAGGATATAGCGTTGTAAACGTACAAGATCTTCCAGACCATCAGCAAGATTTTCTGATTAGACAATACAATGAGAATATAAAATACATAAAGGAATGATTAGTGCCTGGACAATTATTAGTATAGCTTCATTCGTGGCTATATATTGGACACTAAACGACAGATAATCAGTAAGTTAAAAATAAATTTGGAAATTATAAACATTGTTATTAACTTGCGAACAGAAAAGGGGATGCCGAAAACCTTACAGAGTAAGCACAATTTAATAAAAGGGGTTGAGAGCCTCACGAAAATTTCGAAAAGTATATTTTAATTAAATCGAATGAGAACGTTTCTTTTGATGTAGAAATCAAAGGATTGGAGGACAAGCAAAAAGCTGTTGAAGGACTTGTTGAATTATACACACAGCCCGATGGCACTAAAGTGTGGTTTAACGAGAACGGATTAAATTTAGATTTAGAAGAAAACTTTATTGCATCATTCTATCTTGGATTTAGGGTAGTTGGCAATGTGTTGTTTCAACTCAAATCTAAGGATGAATATGACAGATTGTTTCAGTTTATTTCGGCACACGTTATAATGAGAAACAGAGTGTCTAATCTTGAAAACTCTTTGTTGAGTGAGAAGGGTTATTAATTTAACAAGGGAGGAATTACCTCCCTTTATCAAACATCAGGATAGTGTAGTCGGTAGCACATTACATTCGCTTGAAGACGAGGACTCAAGGTGCACATTGAGTAAGAGAGCTGAGAATGGGAAAAGGGTAGGTTCGAGTCCTACTCCTGAAGCTAAAGGGGATGCCGAAAACCTTATAGAGTAGGCGAAATTTAATTTAATTAACTATGAGTACAATGACAAGAAGAGGAAGAAAACCCACTAAATTTTACAGAGGTCGTATTCCCAATGCAAACCTTCAGTTTATTTACAATCAGAAGGGTCAAGACCTTCGTGTGATTCAAAAGGCTTACCACAACAAGTATGGGGTATGGCTTAGAGAGTCTACGATTGAGAGTGCGTTAAGACGCTACACGCCTATGAAAAATGAGGCTACAACTAAAGACAACAATAAGTCAGTAGTTGAAAACACCAAGTCAAACAAGGTAACTGTTACTGTAAGTTATAAAGGAAACACTTACACTCCATTAGAGTACTTGGATGTTAGAGAAAATGAAGCTAAGATAGATTTATTCACAGCTTTAAATGGATAACTTTAAAAAGCTTGAGACAGGATTGCACGTCTGCTCCTACAAAGGGGCAGATGGTGTGGTTCGGTTCAGAGCAATGACACAAAGGCAATTCAATAACGCATACAAAATGAATGTGTGGTGGAGCAAAGTGAAACGTTCACTATCATCACAGCAAATATCAACAACATCATGAGTATATTCGATTTCAGCCATCTTTCTCCTGAAGTAAAGGATGCATTGGTAGGCAAATTAAAGCAAGAATTTAATTATTGTAAAACTTGTGGCTCTAAACTCGGTGTAGACAGCGGAGATGCAGAGCCTGATTACAACGATTCCTATTGTAGTGTAGGATGCTATGAATCAAGACATTTGAACTATGAATCCGAGAAACTATGAGTGGAATTAAGAGAACTTTAGATGAGACTTGGTATGAATACTCAAGTAGAGTGGAACTTCATTGGATGGAAGAGGAATATTTTGGTACTTTAGCAACGCCAAACAGAAATAACATGTTATATGATAAATCTAAAAAGCAAGAAGAGAAGTCATGTGGAGAAAGTGAGGGATCACATATTCAATCTACACATGAAAATGACCAGAATAGTCAAAGACCTACATGAGCTTAGTGACATCGAACTGTATCAGAAAGCAGAAGAGATGAGATCATTAAGCAGTAGGATGAATGAACTAAAAGAATACTTAAGACTAATACTATTATAATTATGGAACAAACATTTGAAAATATGCAAAGAGAATGGGCTTTAGAACAAGTCTACAAGCTCTACGACAAAAAAAGAGAGCTTCATGAGAAGGTATCAAAGCTTGAGTATGAATTAGAAATGTCTCAAAGACAAGTCAAGTTTCAAGATGGCATTATAGCCGAACTAAATGAAATTATAGACGAACAGAAAGAATTTAATGGAGAGAGATAGACAGTACAAGTTAAGCGTGGTGTGGAAAACTATGGATACAGCTTCAAGGATTGACTTCCTTGATGGCTCGCAACAATACTTCCTACCAAGAGTTAAACTTGAGAAAGATGAAAATGGTATGTATAGTTTATTAGATACTGCCGTTGACATTTACAGACCCTACGAAGACTCTTTTGTCGAGTATGCATATGAATGCGGTTTAAGGGCGTTATCAGACGCTCTGTGCTACTCTTATCACTTCGATAAGCTTGAGACACTACAGAGCAATGAAAAGGACGCCACAGAGGCTTCTATCAACCGACACAAGAGTGCTTTGAATGGGTTCAACTTAAATAAAGTAATACATATAAATCAAATTAAATCAAATTATGGCAACAAACAGAGAAAAGATAGCGAAGCTATACAAGAAGTATGACCTCACACCAGATGAGGTATTCAAGCACCAACACTACACGATCATTACTCGTGCAGGTATCGACAAGATACAGGGCGTAGAGCAAATCAAAATACATTACGATGTTATTGAATGCAAACCTGAGTTTGCAGTTGTGAAAGCAAATGCAGACAAAGAAGGTGCGTCAATAGAAACATTTGGCTCTGCTCTTAAAGGAGACTATAAGAGTGGTAACTGTAACACCTGGTATGTCATGGAGATGGCAGAGAAACGAGCAATGTCTCGTGCAGTACTAAAACTCACAGGGTTCTATGAACTAGGGGTTTTTGGAGAAGATGAATCAGAGGACTTTAAAAGAAAATAGTTATGAATATTTCTACTTTAAATAGAAACGAATCCTACAAGAGTATAATGGATAGTCTGCCAAAAAGAAGGTTGAAAATATATGAATACATACAAAAACATCAACCCGTTTCCCCTCAAGAAGTTTGCGAAATTTACCAAATGAAATTTAATGAGGTGGCTCCAAGATTCACTGAGCTTCATCAATCTGGATTTATAAAAGAGGTAGGTGAGAAAATAAATAACAGATCTAAAAAGCCAAACACAGCGTATTCATGTACAACTATAGATGAAATTGCTATAATAAGAAGAAACATGAGTATTGAGTTGAGTGAAGAGTTTAATAAAATCACCAAAGACTTGCTTAATTATGAAGATGTTCTTTCTGTTTTTTCAAAAAACATATTACATAAAAGAGCAAAAACAATTATCCAACAGATGAAAAAAATAAAAAATCATGAGTAAAATCTTATTTGATAATTACCTTTTTAGATGCTCGTCCATTGGTAAGTTGATGACGAAACCAAGAAACAAGAAGGACCTGCTTGCAGTGGGCACGAGAACTTACTTGGGCGAGATATTTAAAGAGGAACTATACGGTAAATCTGGACAAATAAAGTCCAAATACCTTGACAAAGGTATCATGGCTGAAGAAGAGGCTATTGCAATGTATGGACAATATATCGCAAGGGATGTTGTAAAGAACACAAAGAGGTATAACAACGAGTACATAACTGGAGAGCCAGACCTCTTTGCAGACACTTTAGTGGACATTAAATGCTCATGGAATCACAAAACATTTCCTTTGACTGACGAAGATGTTCCTGAGAAAGACTATTATTGGCAACTTCAAGGGTATATGGCTTTGACAGATTTTGAAGAATCTAAGCTTGTATACTGCCTTGTAGACACTCCCGATGAGCTTATATACGATGAAATGAAAAGAACTCGTAGTAAGCTTGGACTCATAGATCTTCCAGAAGAACTTGAGCAAGAGATATGGGATGGATTAAAGTTTGAAGGGATTAATCCCAAGTACAGGATTAAAGAATTTGTGGTTGAAAGAAACCAAGAAGACATAGATGCAATCTATAACCGAGTTACCCTTGCCAGAGAGTACCTCAACAATTTAAATCAATTATTAACTTAAAATTAGAATTATGGAAATTACTGGTAAAATCAAATCAATTGGACAAACTTCTTCTTACGGAAGTAATGGTTTCACTAAACGAGAAATCGTTGTAACTACTGAAGAACAATATCCACAACCCATATCGGTGGAATTTGTAAAAGACAAATGCAGTCTGTTAGACGAGTTTAGTGTTGGTCAGGATGTCACTATAGGCATAAACCTTCGTGGACGAGAATGGGTAAACCCACAGGGTGAAACCAAATATTTTAATTCCGTACAAGGATGGAGGATACAAAAGTCTAATGAGACACAAACAAATCAAAAAGAAGCTTCAGTACAGGCACAAACAGTTCCTGCTGATGACGACTTGCCGTTCTGATTTAATTTTTGTTTTTTTTACTTGATACATGGGGGCGAATGGCAAGTCCGCTCCCTTTCAAGTTATTTAATTTAATCTAATTTAATATGTTACAAATAAAAGAAGAACTCAACAAGGCAGAATTTATCATAGATGTATTCAAAAAAGAATTACAAATCAAAGATCCGTTTATAAATCCGACAGTAAGGACAAGAGATCTTGTTGATATGAGGTCATTGCTTATGTATTTACTCAGAAGACACACGCACTTAAGTATGGAACAGATAGGTAAGTTTTGGTCTAATGAAAACTACATAGGAAAGAATCATGCAAGCGTGCTACATGGCATTAGAAAAGCTGAAAATCTTTTAGACTCCAAGTTCGGAGATAAACTTTTCATGTATAGGTTTGCAATGTGCGACAGAAAGATAAAAGAGATTATGCCAGCAATGGTATTTGAGAAAAAAACTGTTGCTGAAGAGCTCATTTACACAAAGGAATTAAACAGAAGACTAATTCATAGAGAAATCTACAGAAAAGATCAGATAAATAATTTCATCAAATCATTGAGATACATACCAGATATCCACAAAAGAAACATTGAAAATAAAATAAGAGAATGGCTGATTCATTCATAACACTAAGCAGGAAGATTTTACAGTGGGAGTGGTATACTGATGCCAATACAATGAGATTATTCATTCACTGCCTTTTAAAAGCTAACTGGAAGGACAAAAATTGGAGAGGAATGGTTGTACGTAGAGGAACTTTTATAACCTCCCAACAAAACCTTGCAGACGATCTTGGACTTTCCAGGAAGCAAATACAACTCTCCCTTGACAAATTAATAGAAACAGGGGAGGTGCATAAGAAAGGGCACAACAAATATACTCTCGTAACTATTGTAAAATATGATGATTACCAGAAAAAGTCTGATGATGATGCACAACAAAAGGACAACAAAAGCACATCAAAAGAACAACAAAAGAACACAACTAACAATAATAATAATATAAACAATGAAAACAATAATATCATCAACAGGGCGATCGAAGAAAATTTTAAATTAGTTTTTGAGGATGAAAAATATCTCAAAGCAATAACAAGTAATTTGAAGATAGACATCGACAGTCTAAAGATGTATTACTTGGAATTTAATGAGCACCTAAATATGAAATCTGATACTGTAAAAAGTAAACCTGACTATGTATCTCATTTCAGAAGTTGGTATCTCAAAAGATATAACATCAACCTCAAGACTGGCAAACCAAAATCTATATTCAACAACACACTATGAAAACAATACAATGGAACGATATAAATCTAAAAGGGAAAACGTCTGGTCAGATTAAAACTGTTTGCCCAGCATGCTCTCCTGAAAGAAGGAACAAAGCTGACAGATGTCTTAGTGTAAATATTAATGAAGGTGTAGCGAAGTGTCATCACTGTGATGGCATATCGATAAGAGACGAGAAGCCTCTGGTTCGTGACAAGGTGTACAAACTTCCTGAGCAGAACTGGATTAACTATACAAAGCTATCTGATGGCATGGTTAAATGGTGTGAGTCAAGAAAGATTCGTCAGTCTACACTCAAGGAGTTAGGTATAACTGAAGAGGAATACTTTCAGCCACAAGCAGGAAAGAAGATGAACAACATTGTTTTTAATTACTTTGAGGGAGATACTTTGGTCAACAAGAAATTTAGATCAGGAGGAAAGCATTTTACACAAACAGCACAAACAAAACCAATATTCTACAACATCAATGCCGCCATTGGTCAAGATGAGGTGTTTATAGTGGAAGGAGAGTTTGATGTGTTAGCTATGCACCAGTGTGGATTTAAGAATACAATAAGCATTCCCAACGGAGCGAACGACAACGATGACTTCTGGATAAACTGCGAGAAGTATCTGAAGGATGTAAGTAAGTTTTATATAGCCACAGACAATGACGACAAGGGAGAGATTGTAGCTGATAAGATAGCACAGCGTCTTGGTAGATACAGATGCTTGAGGGTTTTATTCAAGAACAAAGATGCCAATGGAGACCTCATCGATGGAGGGGATGACTTAGTAAAAGAATCAATAGCAAATGGTAAAAGGTATCCTGCATCAGGAACGTTTACCATAGAGGACCTTGCTGGGGGTATACATGATTTATACGACAACGGATTGCCTGAAACACTGTATCCAAAACACAAGTGCTTCGGTAATCTCAATAACGTCTTCACAGTTATGCGAGGACACTTGGTCGTGTCTACAGGTATACCCTCTCATGGTAAGTCTAACTTTACTGAGTGGTATGTACTCAACCTAATCAGAGACTACAACCTCAAGGCATCGTTCTTTTCTCCAGAGCACAACCCAATGGCTCTACACCAAACAACATTCATTGAGAAGTTTTTTGGTAAAAACTTTTGGCAAGACAACCCCAACAGACCCAAGATAACTAAAGAAGAAATTAATAGATATATTAAGTGGGCAAACGAAAAGATATACATTACTGCTCCTGAAAGAGGAGAGATACCCACATGGAGTTGGATTATGGAGAAGTTCAAGGAGCAGATGTTTATCTATGGAGTTGATATGTTTATAATCGATGCCTTTAATAAAATTGACTTTGATAAGTCAAGTGACTCTGAGCTTTCTAAGATAAAGCGTGTGCTTACGCACCTGACTATGTTTGCTCAGATGAACAATGTGATTATATTCCTGGTGGTGCATCCAACTAAAATGCGCAAGAATGATGCAGGGATATACGATCTCCCTACCCTCTACGATTGTAGTGGATCTGCTGACTTCAGGAATCAAACGCACGATGGCTTTACAATCTATAGGCACTTTGCAGAAATACCTGCCTCAAAGATTGATGAAAATGATGTCGAGTTTGTGACACAGAAGGTCAAGATGAAGTTTCAAGGAGAGATGAATGGAAAGGAGTTCTTCAGGTTTGATGTTGTATCTGGTAGATACTATGCAAAGGATCAGAACCCACCTACGTTTGTGTTTGACAAGGATGAAGATGTGGTGCCTAAAATGTTTCCATCAGACGCATTTGCAGTAGATAACGATGATTTACCATTCTAATGGGAAGACCTAAGAAAAAACCGACAATAGACTTTTATCCTAACAAGATTCATCAGAATGCTATGGCATTTTGTATTGTGAATGGAATAACAATAGAACCTGAATTGATTAAGAATAATGAGTTAAGATTAAACATAAGGATAGAAAAAGATGGGCTTGTAAAAAACATGGTATCCCCTGTTACGTACAGTAACCATGAGGTCTCGAGACCAATTTACGAGATTTACTTGACCTACTTTAAGAGAATGGCAAATGATGATATAATAAAAAAATCTGAAGATAAGTACTTGAGTTTCAGCAATAATAACTAAATTTGATAAAATGAGAAAAAATACATTGTTTGATAGAGAATATGCTAAGATAAAACAGAGGATGTTTAATATCCATGAATTGGATGTAAACTCTTTCTGTAATACTGTAACAGGCTACACAACTAAAACAGAAAAAGAAAAGATGGATGCACTGTTAGAGCTTGACACATTACTTTATACAAGACTTGGGATTGACTCAAGTCTCAAGGACAAAAGAGAAACCAAAAAGAAATCCAGAATAATATACAGAGCTATAAAGACTTTTAACAAATCAGTAGGAGATCTGTTTTTACAGCACATGGATGAGGATGTATGACGCAAAGAGTGAGGTTTATAGAGAGGCTGAGAATTAGTCTGCATAAAAGTGTAGACCAGATCATCGACTCTCTCTACGAACCTGACTTTGGAATAACTAAAACTTCAATAGCATCTTTCAAAATAAATCTGGAAAAATTACAGAATCAAATTAAAAAGGATGATTAACGTTGAAGAAATAAAAAGACTTGCTGAGGATTACTACAAGCAAGGACACAGAGGTTTTACTGATATAGCTAAGCTAATACATGAAGACCTACAGATAGATCCGAACGAAAAGACTATAGAGTCAACAAGAAGATCTATATCAAAGCACATACAGAAGATTACAAGGATAGAAGAGCAACCAGCTCTTGCACAGGCATGTGAAGAAAGAGGTATTGATATATCAAGCGTAGGAATAGCCTGGTCGAAAGACAAGAAGTGGTCCATACAGTTTAAGCCAAGCAAAGACAGTGGACCTACATTCGAGCAAATGCTCAAAGACCATGTTGAAGAGATCAAACAACACGCATTTAATTATGAAAAGATTATCAGAAACAACGATCCTGATGGCTGTTTACTTGTTATTGATCCTGCTGATGTACATATTGGCAAGTTAGCCTCATCATTCGAAACAGGAGAGGATTACAACTCACAAATAGCAGTTCAAAGAGTCAAATCAGGAGTCGAAGGAATACTACAAAAAGCCTCTGGATTTACAATTGACAAAATTGTATTTGTCGCAGGTAATGATATTCTCCACATAGACACCCCTAAGAGGACGACTACGAGCGGAACTCCACAAGATACTGATGGAATGTGGTATGACAACTTTTTAATCGCTAAGAAGCTCTATATTGACGTTTTAGATACACTGCTTCAGATTGCAGATGTGCACTTCATGTATAACCCATCCAACCATGACTATCAGAGTGGGTTCTTTTTAGCCGACTCGATAGCCTCGTGGTATAATAAATGCAAAAATATTACCTTTGACACTTCAATTGCGCATCGTAAATACTATCGATACCATAATAATCTCATTGGAACAACACACGGAGACGGAGCAAAACCACAAGACCTTCCGCTACTTATGGCTCAAGAGGCTGGTGAAGATTGGTCGAATGCTAAAAACAGATATGTATACATACATCACATACATCACAAGATGTCTAAAGATTTTATTGGTGTTACTGTTGAGGCTTTGCGATCTCCTTCTGGAACAGACGGATGGCACCACAGAAAGGGTTATCAGCATGCGCCTAAAGCCGTTGAAGGATTTATTCATTCAAAAAGTCATGGACAAATGGCGAGACTAACACACCTTTTCTAATGACACCACTTGACATTGCCAGAGCCATATCAGTTATTGTAGCCATTGCCTTGTGGGTTTACTTTCTTTACAGCTCAAACAATGGATTCAAATAAACAAATGAGAATATGTAACTGCTGGCTTGATGTCGGTGGTTGCTTTTGCGAATTAAATACAATAAAAAATGAAGGAAAGCAGATTGATTCAAATGGAGAATCAAGTAAAAAACATGGTGGGGATGCAAAACGCAATCCTAAGTCAGATGCAAAACTTAAAAGACCTCTCGATTGGGACGCTCGAGACTTTAAAATTAATGGACGGATACCAGGAAGCAGTAGATCAACTCAAGGAGAATATACTCAAAGATTCTGGGAACACGAATGAAGATGGATAGATTTGACTTTGAAGACTGGAAAAGAGATCCTGTCGTTGTAAAAACTATACACGAATTTAAAAGAAGAAGCGCTGTTGGTTTTAAAAAATATGGAACCACTCTTGCGGAAAATGACCTATCTTTGTTGCAGTGGTTGCAACACGCTAAGGAGGAAGCGATGGATCAGGTTCTCTACCTGCAAAGAGCTATAGATGAGATTAGACGCAAAGAAAATAGTATTTAATAGACCTCTTGACCTGGAGGAGGCTGTTAGGGTCTTTACCATCATGAAGGAAGTTATTGACTACTCTACTATCGATGATAACTACTTTTACGTTTACGTCAAAAAAGACTTGGATATATTCATAGAAACAATATCTGATATTGAAGTCTTCTGGCTTGCCGACAGGTTGGGGATTGATGATAGACAAGCATTGGTTTGCCTTATAGAGTATCCTTACTTCTGGGAGAACCTTAAAGACATACTGTTCTATAATAAAATAAACAACTATAAAAGATACACTGTATTCACAAAGAATGATCTCATGGGTGAAGGAAACAGAACTTGGGAGGAATACTTAGGGGAAAGCCATGAGGAAGCTGTAGAATTTTTCAGGGACATACTCCTGATTGATGATGTGATATCTGTAATTGAAATGGACGATGAGGAGGAGGAAGACTACTAAGAGAAGACAGATCACCAGATCTACAAAGGTTAAGGAAGATGGCATTGAATTTGCCTCTAAGCTTGAGCTTTACATGTACAGAGCCCTGAAGAAGGCTAAGATTAAAAATGAGTATGAAGGCAAAACGTTCACTATCATCAACGGTTGCAACTTCCCTATGGCTTCCTATGAGAAGACTAAGTCTAAGAAAATACTACACGACAGAGGTAATAAGAAGTTGTTAGGTATCAAGTATACTCCAGACTTCATAGACGTACAAGATCCACCACGTTTCATAATAGAGACAAAGGGTAACCCAAACGAAAGCTTTCCTATCAGATGGAAGCTGTTCAAGATGCATTTAGTTAGGGAAGGAATACAAACAAACCTATTTATGCCACGAAATCAAAAAGATTGTGACGAAACTATTGCAATTTTAAAAAATATATTGTAGGTTTACAGTGTTGATTAAATGAGAAAGATCTCTCTAAGA